GATTCGTCTTACAAAGTACTACGGTCTTGTTCCACGTCATTTGCTTGAGGCTGCTGATGAGTACGAAGACTTAGGCACTGAAGAGGAAGAGAACAAGAGCTACTACGTTGAGGCTGTCGTTGTCATCGCCAACGAAGGTCATCTTCTGAAAGCGGAAGCGTCTCCCTACATGATGCAGGATCGTCCTGTTGTTGCCTTCCCATGGGATGTAGTTCCTTCACGCTTCTGGGGACGTGGTGTCTGCGAGAAAGGTTATAACAGTCAGAAGGCTCTTGACGCAGAGATTCGTGCTCGTATTGATGCTCTGGCGCTCACAGTGCATCCTATGATGGCTATGGACGCTACTCGTATTCCCCGTGGTACTAAACCAGAAATCAGAGCAGGGAAGTTAATATTAACCAATGGCGATCCTAAAGAAATTCTTAATCCGTTTAACTTTGGTAATGTGTCTCAGATTACCTTTGCACAAGCTCAAGCACTACAGAGCATGGTTCAACAGGCAACTGGAGCAGTTGATTCAGCTGGTATCGCTGGTAACATTAACGGAGAAGCTACTGCTGCTGGGATTAGTATGTCTCTTGGTGCTATCATTAAGAGACACAAGCGTACTCTAATTAACTTCCAAGAATCTTTCCTGTTGCCTTTTGTAGAGAAAGCTGCTTATCGTTATATGCAGTTTGAACCTGAACTGTACCCTGTCAAGGACTACAAGTTCAACGCTACAAGCTCTCTGGGTATCATTGCTCGTGAGTACGAAGTCACTCAGCTTGTACAGTTGCTACAGACAATGCAGCAGGACAGCCCACTGTATCCTGTGTTGATTCAGTCAATCATTGACAACATGAATCTGTCCAACCGTGAAGAGCTTATTGCTACAATGAAACAAGCTTCTCAGCCTAACCCTGAAGCACAACAGATGCAACAGGCTCAGATGCAAGCTCAGATGGCCTTCCAGAACGCACAGACAGCCGCTCTGGAGGCGCAAGCACAAGAGGCTATATCAAGGGCTCAGAAGTACGCTATGGAGTCTCAGATGCTTCCTCAGGAGCTTGAGATTGATAAGCTAAAAGCAATCACAACTAACATACGTCAAGGCGAAGAGGATGATCGAGAGTTTGAACGTAGACTCAAGATTGCTGATCGCCTACTTAAAGAGAAAGAAATAGACTTGAGAAACCGTGGAGGTCAAGCAAATGGTAGTGTCACAAGCCCAACTCAACAAAGTGCTGGAGGAAATCAACAGCAGCTACAGCAAGCTCTTAGAGCGGTTGGCAACGTTGGAGGCCAAGGTCAATGAAAAAGAAAGATCCAAGACTGGAACGTCAACAAGCAAACGAACGACACAAACAGTGGCGACTAAAAAATCCTGAAAAGTGGAAAGCTATTGCTGCTAAGTCTAGGTTAAAAAGAAAAGAAAAAATAAAAGAAGCAGATAAGAAATATAGGCAGCGTCCTGAAATAAAAGCAAAAAACGCAGCTAACCAATCAAAATACAGAGCTTTGTTAAAGAAAAGAACCGTATCTTGGGCAAACTTAGAAGCTATTGACTTTGTTTTTTATGCTGCTGCCTGTATAAATAAAGTATACGGAGGTAAGGTTACTGTAGACCACATAGTACCATTACAAGGAAAAACTGTATCAGGTCTTCATGTAGAAAACAACTTACAGTTAATGTCTCTTTCTAAAAATTCTTCAAAAGGTAATAAGTATGCCTAAAGAAAAAGACCCTAGATTAAAACGAGCTGGAGTTTCTGGGTACAACAAACCAAAGAGGACTCCGAGTCATCCAACTAAATCACACGTTGTTGTTGCCAAGGAAGGCGACAAAGTTAGAACAGTACGTTTTGGTCAACAAGGTGTTAAAAAGAATCAACCAGATAAAAAGAAATCTTTTAATGCTAGACACAAATGCGATCAAAAGAAATCTAAACTAACAGCGGGATATTGGTCCTGTAGGAACTGGTAATGATGAAAGCAAAAGCAACTAAGAAAGCATTTAAACCTTGTAAAGGTTGTCCAACTCCAGCACGTTGTAAGGCTGCTGGTAAATGTATGAAGAAGGCTAAGAAGTAATGGCTAAATTAACACCACAACAGAAAGCAAAGGCAAAAGCTATGTCAAAGCGTAGAGGTGTTAAGTATCCTAACGCTTGGTCAAACTTGGCAGTTGCTAAAGGTAAATCAACCAAAAAGAAAAAGGAGAAATAACTATGGCTTGTGGATACGGTAAAGGCAAAAAGAAACGTGTGAAAAAATAACAAAAAATTAACTTGACTTTTACTTAAAAGTATGATATAATATACCTATACTATAGCATATATAGTATGTAAAGTCAATAACTTTCAACACTGTCCCATAAGGAAAAACAGTAATGACACCAGAAACAGAAAAGTACTTTCGTGATTTAAATGACATGTTCCGTTCAGAAGGATGGAAGATTCTTTTATCAGACATTCAAGCTTCGGCCAATAGTGTTAATTCAGTAGAAGGTACTAAAGACGAGCAAGACCTTTACTTTCGCAAAGGACAACTTGCTGTAATGGCTAATATCCTTAATCTTGAGACGCAGGTTGCTAATGCTCAACAGCAAGCTGAAGAGGAAGATCAGCCTGATGCTGAAGATTAGAGATTTTAAGTGTCCTGATGGACATGTAAAAGAATACTTTGTTAGTGACGATATCGAACTTATTAGGTGCGAGTGCGGTAAAGACGCTAAGAAAGTTATCTCTCCAATCCGGTCTGTACTAGACCCAATTAGTGGTGACTTTGCAGGAGCTACTATGAAATGGGCTAGAGAACGTGAAAGGAAGATAAAACAAGAACAGAAGGTAAACTCTTAGAGCCCTTCTACAAACTACCAATCTCCATAATGCTAATGCACGGGGTTTAATAATGGCAGCAAAGCTAATAGATGAGCGTCCTGAACAAGAGGATAACGTAGAAATAACTGAACTGGAAACACAGGAAGAACAGTTTGAACAGCCTGAGGAAACTCAACAAGCTGAACCACAAGACGATCTACCTGACAAATACCGTGGTAAGTCTGTACAGGATATTGTACGGATGCACCAAGAGGCTGAAAAGCTTTTAGGTAAACAAAGCAGTGAAGTTGGTGAACTACGTAAGGTTGTAGATTCCTACATTCAGACACAACTCTCACAACAACAACAGGCACCACAAAAGTCCGAAGATGATGATTATGACTTCTTTACTGATCCTGACAAGGCAGTAAGTAGAGCCATTGAGAACCATCCTAAGATTAAGGAAGCTGAACAGTACACTCAACAGTATAAGAAAGCTACGGCTTTAAGTCAGCTCCAGAGTAAACATCCAGACATGCAACAGATCCTACAGGACAATCGGTTTGCAGAGTGGATACAAGGCTCTAAGATTAGGACTCAATTGTTTGTACAAGCTGACCAGCAGTATGACTATGAAGCGGCTGATGAACTATTCACTCTGTGGAAAGATCGTCAAGCAACTGTCAAGCAAACTGCACAGGCAGAGAAGGCAGGAAGGAAAGAAGCAGTTAAGGCTGCTAACACAGGCAACGCCCGTGGCAATCCTGACTCACAGTCACGTAAGATTTATCGTAGGGCAGACATTATTAAACTTATGAAAACTGACCCCGACCGATACCAAAGTCTATCTGATGAGATCATGAAGGCATATCAAGAGGGGAGGGTCAAATAGCTAACATTTAGGAGAATCTAATGGCTACTTCAATTTATCCCGCCACTGGTGGTTTTGTAGATAACACTTCAGCAGCAACGTTTATTCCAGAGATCTGGAGTGATGAGGTTATTGCTGCTTATGAGCAAAATCTTGTACTTGCTAACCTTGTCAAGAAAATGTCAATGGCTGGTAAGAAAGGTGACACCATCCACATTCCTAAGCCCACTCGTGGTACTGCGAATGCTAAGGTGGAAAACCAAGCTGTACAGGTACAGAACGCAGTTGAGACTGAAGTTCTTGTAACTATCGACAAGCACTTTGAATACTCACGTCTGATCGAAGACATCACTGAAGCACAGGCTCTTTCGTCTCTGCGTCAGTTCTACACAGGTGATGCTGGTTACGCTCTTGCTAAGCAAGTTGACGATGACCTGTTTAACCTTGGTAAGTCTTTCGGTAACGGTAACGGCTCTTCATGGGCGCACAACGCATCATTCCAGATCACTGCTGGTGGCGCTTTGGAAGCTTATGACATTGACGGTACTGGTGACGTTAATGCCTTTACTGACGCTGCTTTCCGTTCTTTGATCCAGAAGATGGATGATGCAGACGCTCCGATGGACGGACGCTTCTTTGTTATTCCTCCTTCATTGCGTAATGCAATCATGGGCATTGATCGCTACGTGTCTTCAGACTTCGTAGACGGTCGTGGTGTTGTTAACGGTAAGATTGGTAACTTGTACGGCATTGACGTATACGTAACCAGCAACTGCCCAACTCCTGAGTCTGGTGTACGTGCTGCTGTTCTCGGACACAAAGACACTATGGTAATGGCTGAGCAAGTCGGTGTTCGTTCACAGACTCAGTACAAGCAGGAGTTCTTAGGTACTCTGTACACTGCTGACCGTCTCTACGGTGTGCAGGTACTTCGTCCTGAAACTGGCTTCGTACTAGCTGTACAAGGCTAATAGTTCTATCGCCCCTCTTCGGAGGGGCTTTTCTACTTTCGGGCTATACGCCTTTCTATTTCCATAGGAGAACACCATGTCAAAAATGGCTATTGATGCAAACTCTAAACCCATCCAAGTCCTACGTCCCAACTCTACAGACACCGTAAGCATCACAGCTTCGTCAGCACAGTCAACAGCCGTCAGTGCTGGTTGTCGTGTACTCCGTCTTGTAAGCGACACAGACTGCCACTACACTCTCACCTCAGGTACAGCTACGACTAGCGATGTATTTCTACCATCGTTGGCTGTTGAGTATGTTCACGTTTATGAAGGCGATCAAGTAGCTGTTATTCGTAACGCTGCTGATGGTACGCTGTACGTGACGGAGATGATCTAAATGCAGTTTGTACGCACTAACTTTCTGCTCGTTAAGAATGCCGTAGGTAAAGCTATAGGCTACTTAACTGGAGCGTATCTATTGACAGAATCCAGCGACAACATCGTAACTGAAGCTGGTGATAAGATTATTACGGAGTAAGTCATGGCTGACGTAAAAATTACACAACTTACAGAGTTAGCGGCAGCTCCAGCAGTTGGAGATGAGCTTGCTATTGTAGACAACAGTGTCTCACAAACCAAACGCATTAACATTGCTAACCTATTCACCAACCCCAACGTAACAGGCACACTCACGTCTGATGGGTTGACTGTTGATGGAAATGCTCTTATTAGACAGTCTGGCTCTGGCTTAGGCACGACAGGCGCAACTTTAGTTATGGGCGCTGGCCCTAACGGCCCAAAAATAACAAGTTATCAAGAATCTTCTGATGCAGATGTTGAAGGTTTAAAATTTTACACGAAATTTTCTGGTGCTTTTTCAGATCCACCACGTGAACGGATGCATATAAAATCCAACGGAGACATCTTATTCTACGAAGACACGGGCACTACCGCAAAGTTCTTCTGGGACGCTTCTGCTGAGTCTTTGGGGATTGGTACT